CGTAGCGAGCTACGATGGCCTCGCGATGCGTGTCACCATGCAGTACGACTCCAGCGTCCAGGGTATGCGGGTCACGTTCGACCTGCTCTGTGGCGTTGCCGTGCTGGATGACCGGCTCGCTTGCGTCCTCTATTCGTAAGCCCCTTTCACCCTCCCGGCTGGGCTCTCCAGCCGGGAGGCTTTCTCAGAAGGATGCCATGCTGAGAAACTTGCTCTCAATCGGCGGAAGATCGCGGACAGCAGTTCCAGGCGTACCAAAGTGGGGCACGTCCCTGTTTCGTACTACAGGGGCCAATCCTACCTTTGATCCGGTACTAACTCGTACCGGTGGGTCGGCCCCGACTTGGGACATGGGCGACGGTACTCAGTATGCAGCTACGGATGCTACGGATTCGATCTCTCACTCCTATGCCGCCGCAGGCAACTACCGCGTGGCATGGGACCTCGATGGTCAGTATGTAGCTACTATCACAGCACCAACTGACGACATCACTCTATTCTTTACTTCTGCCAACTGGGTCAATCTCACCACAATCTCGATCGGCAACAACAGCAACCTAGGAAACTTCAATACCTTTGCCACCTGGACGGCTATCAGTGTCATCCAGTTAGGAGGTTGCAGCAGCCTGACGGCATTCGAGACCCACCCTGAATGGACTGGACTCAGCACACTTGATTTGGACGGCTGTGGGCTCACAGAGTTGAATGCCTACAATACGTGGACTACCATAGGATGGTTTGATTGCAGCGAGAACAGCCTTCCCGCAGGCGAGATCGACGATATCCTGATTGCTTTAGATGAAACTGGTTCCAGTGGCGGGACGCTCAAGTACGAAAACAACCCTGGCTCCAGTGATGGTAGTCGCAGCGGAGATGCGTTGATTGCCAAGTCGAACCTACAAAGCCGGGCTTGGACTATAACGAACTGAGGTAACCCATGGCTATTCGATCACTTGAATCAACACGCCCCATCACTGGTTTCTACCAGTTGGATGGGCTCTCTTCAGCGAAATCTTGCCCAGGAACCGGCACTGTTGTTCTGCTTCAGTGCGAGGGGACTCCGGTTCGATACCGACCAGACGGCGTCGATCCGACCACATCAGTGGGCATCAAACTGGCGGTAGGAGAAACCCATGTTTTGAACGTGGGGCAAGGAAACATCCCTAACCTCAGGATCATTGAAACAGCGGCATCTGCCAAGGTCAACATCATAACCTTCAGGTAAGAGTGACATGCCTTGCGGAGTTGTCGTAAACACGTACGTATTCGATTGTTACAGCGAACAAGCCGTAATTGATCCGCTGTCTCAATCGTTGCACGATTTCATCCCGTTCACTCAGGATGTGTCTTTCATACACGATTGGGCTCTTTCGGTAGAAGACCCAATGAACCTGCGACAGTCCGACTACTTCGTGGAAGGACTGGGTAACGTAATGTCCCTGGCCGACTTGGCTGAGCCGGGACGCCCTGTTTCACAGACGATCAATTTCACGCAGACAGCATCATTCGTAGGAGTCCATGACTCCTGTTGCCCGCAGTCCTACTTCGTGGACGCAAGCGACGGCGACAAAGTGGTCTACCTCTGGCCTGCGGCAGACATGGAAGGTGAAGAGGTAGAGGTCAAGAAGATTGACATAAATGGATCAACTACCGTCACTGTTGAGCCATGGTTAGACGAGACGATTGACGGGCACGACAGAATAATCATTGGCTTATCGGAGGCTTGCTTGAGCATCCGAAGCGATGGCACCCAATGGTGGATAGTATGAGAAATCTGTTGGCAGGAAGATCGAGAAGTCTGATTAGTATCATCAGTGGTGCAGCCGGTTCCACATACAATGAGGAAGCATCTCACACCGTGGAGTTTGTCGATAATGTCTTCTCAAGTGCAGACTTGATGCAGACGACAGGTGCTTCTACATTCGATCCAGTCATTACGAGAAGTGGCGGTTCAGCACCGACGTGGTACTTTGGGGATGGTAACAGCGACACAAACGACTCAACCTCACACGACTACAGTGAAGAGGGTTTGTATTCTGTAAGGCTATCGGTGCCGACCCCAACTAGCGTTATCACGCTCAATGCTCAAAGTGACAATGTGAAAAGGTTGACTGTTCCGGCCACTTGGACAAATCTGACCGGCATAAATTTACAGAACAATCAGATCACCCACGCAAGCATCCCAAGTGCTTTGACTGCACTGACCAGCATCAATCTAGGAGGCAACTCACTCTCATCATTTACCACTGCAACTTGGCCCGCGATACAAACTCTATACCTATACAGTAATTCTCTCACCGGGTTGACTACATACGCCAACTGGACGAGTCTGAAAAATCTGAGATTAGATGGTAATGGTAGTTTGAGTCAAGCCAATGTCAATCTAAGATCAGAATGGGTGGCAATGGAATACTGCTACCTCCAAGGCAATAATTGGTCATCATTTTCTCTGCCGACTACATGGACATCCATGAAATACTTTGATGCCAGCGACAACAATGTTAGTAGCATCAACTTGCCTACTGCCTGGACGGGATTGCAGCATGTTTTTCTGCAAGAAAATGTATTGACTGTGTGCGGGGTCTCCAATCTCTTCACTGCTCTGATCAATCTGTGGATCAATGATAACAGCCTGTCCACTTTCACCACATACGCTGCTTGGGTCAACATTCAAAGATTCAGGTGTCAAGGCAACAGTCTGACTACCGTTCTTGCTCACAGTGCATGGACAAAGTGCTTTGAGTACCTGTGCAATGATAACAATCTAACAGCCACCGCGATCGACAACATACTGATTGCTTTGGATGCAACCGGCAAGACAGGCGGAACACTGGCGTATGAAAACAATCCTGGTTCATCAGATGGATCGAGAAGCGGCCCAGGTGCCACTGCCAAGGCAAATCTCATATCAAAATCCTGGGTAGTAACAAACTGATGTTAGTCGAACACATAAAGAGAGCCGACACACCGTTCATCATCATCTGTGCTAAGGATGGGACGAAGTTCCAAACACTAGATGTATCAGATGACACCAAAATCTGTTTTGATGACAAGTTTTACACCGTCATTGCAGAAAAGAGTGCATCTGCCGCTATTGCAAGCCTTTCTTTGGCGTCGGAGGCTGGATTAGAATCGGTGAAAGAGACTTTCACAAAGGACGACGCCATTGCCGCTTTGAACAAGATCAACCTCAAACAATAAAGGGAAACCATGAGCGTAGTCGAACTAGCAGAAGACCTCTCCCCAGTGCTCACCACCGGTAAGAAAACCATCGGCGGCACAGCAGTACAGTTGTTTCCGAATGGACTGAAGACCGTGAAGGGAGTCCAGTTCAAGGCTTCCAGTGGTAATGGCGACACGATCTACATCGGTGGTCACCCCTCAGTGACAGCAGGGACCGATGACGATTGGGACGGGATGTTCATCGACGCGAGCGAAGGATTGTTCGTACCGTGCAAGGACGCCTCGAAACTCTATGCAATCGCTGGTGCGGCTGCCCAAGTTCTGTACTGGATGGCTGTCTAGGAGCTAGTCATGGGTTGCTGCCCAAACGGAAAATTCGTACCGTTGGTCCAAGACTGCACTGGAAGAGTGCGACCCATATCTTCCAGTGAGGACCTGCGTATTCCGGGCACGATCAATGACGCCCCGCCGTGGGAACTTTTGACGGCGAACACTACCTATTACATTGAGACTTGGGGTAGTGACGAGACTGGTGATGGCTCGGCTAGCAAGCCATGGGCTACGCCATTCGGTGCCTTGGAGCACCTCGCCTTCGTGAATCCCGGCATTTACACGATCGTAGTTCAAATGGGCTACGGTCACTTTACTCTGGACAAGATCATTCAGCCGAGCATGCCATTCGGTGGAGCGGTATCCTTCAGAGGATACCGAACCAACACGAACTCACTGGCACCGTCGATCAGCAACATTGATACGGCGTACACGGATAACCCCAACCCAGGGCCGAGTGGCACATACCTATCGTACTTCGATTTCGATGTGGACCTGACGGGGCTTGCCTCCGGACTCGACAAGATCAAGGTAGGAGACTTCTACCGCATCGCGTCAATCTCTGGTGGCACGACGAATACTCACGCCATCAAAGGGCTGCATAAGATTATCGCGTACAATACGACGACAAATGTGATCTCATGCAGAGCATGGCACCGCAAAGGCACAAATGCCCTCCCGACTGGGGCAGTGACGATCACAGACGGCAATATCATCCACACTGTAATGACCTGGGAGTCCAGCTACGCGAGCCATGCCTTTGAGGTCATTGGCACGAATGCTGGTCAGTGGGAAGACATAGTAATCGAGGGCAACCAGAATCAATACGATTACTACCGTGGAATCCGTTGCTGGGCTGGTGGTTCAATCGACCTCAATCCCAGGTTTGGTGTTCATAACTTCGATGTTGGAGTCGAAGTCTATGCTGGAGGAAACTGCGAAGGACCAGTAGCTAGCATCAGTAAGTGTTGGACGCTTGGTATCAGTGCGGGCAGTGGAGCCAACGTACGTTGGGGATTTGCAGGGGCAACTATCAACGGATGTGGCACAGCCGCCGTGCAATGCCAGCAGAACTCCATGGTGGCAATGCACAACTGTGAAGTCATAGCCTGCGGAAATAATTACTCCGTTCTGGCTTGGAATGGTGGATTCATCGATATCGCCAGTGGGGCGGTTCGATATGAATCAAATGCCGCCTCTGTTCCAATCTATGCAACGACGCTTGGTAACATCTACTACAATGGATGTGCTGTAACCGGATACACCACTTCGCCCACGTCAGCAACTCAGGGGCGTATACAGAATTAGGAGGAGAACATGAACTGGATAGAACTGATCAAGGAAGTCGGCCCCTACCTGGGAATCATGTTCTTCTTCATCTGGAGAGACTACCGTAGAGAAGAGAAACTTGTGAAACAAATCGACGAACTCAATCGATTCATCAAGAATGAACTGATGGAGTGCATTGATAAGACAGCAGAGGCACTTCGACATGTCAGGTAACCCCGGACTCAACATGATGGTGCGAAACACCATCTACGATTTGAAGACACGATATGGTGCCCCGATCACTGTGTATCGGCTCACGTCTGCTACCACCAATTACAAGACCGGAGTCAAGACTGGGACGGTCGCCAACTACAATATCCGCAAGGCGGCAGTCCTTCCGGCGGACGAGGTGCGTCGGTTCTTTGCCAGCATCGCCTTCATCACAGAGGCGAAGAGTTTCGTCTCTCCTGGGATGCAGGGCTGGGACCAGAGTACGCGGGGATTCGTGATCGACTCCCGCGACATACGAGACTTTGAATTTCAACCCGAAGATTGGATCGTCTATCGCCATAAGCGATATGAACTCGAATCCATCCAAAGGCTTGAGTACGATACAGGCTGGCTGGTGATAGGGAAAGAACTGAAGGGCACTGATCCGAAGGAGATCATTGACCTGAATGTCTCCAGCACGCTTGAGATGGATCAGGAGGCAACAAACTCATGAGTCCCAACCTGCCACGTTGGTTGTTTTCTTCCATGGCCGAGCATTTCAGGAAGGTGGCTGCCACCCAATCCGGCCTGAGATATGTGGTGCATGGAGCAGATGAGGCGGAAGCCGCAGACTTTCAGAGCGACACTGGAGTGTTCCGTTTGACGGGGCCGGTCGCACATCAGGGAAGTAGCACGGATGAATGGTACGGGGTGGAGATCATGATTCTCCTAACCGACATCGTGAACTCTGGCGACAACCCATACACGATCTGGAATTGGGCCGGAGCCTTCCAGGGCTCTATGCTGAACGATGCCTTGGGCATCTACAGGTATGGAACTGGGGTGGACGACGACCAATCTTTGATCGGGTGCTTGGAGCCAGACCAATCAGTTCGGAATAACGTGCGGGTCGTTGACTACGGCATCGTAGACAAGGACCTGCGAGTTCATCAGATTTCAGTAATAGGCAGGTTCGTCCTGCACATCTAAGGAGTAACCATGGCAAGAATCCAGCTTCGTGACACCACGATCTACTTGCAGGACGGGTTGAGCGGCTCCGGCCAAGTTGATATTGGCAACTCCGCTTTAGCCGTGCCTGCTGTTAGCACAACTACTGAAGGCGAAACAGGCGTGGACGAAGTCCAGGTCATCGCACAGTACGTCCGTGCTCCGAGTGGTGGCACTTTCACAATCACATTAGACGACGGGGTCGAGGACCCGGTCACTACGGCGGCGATCGCCTACAACGCCCCAGCGGCGACAATCGAAGGTGCCATTGACACCGCGATGACGGCTGCCGCATACCCGTCGTGGACGAACGGCGACGTTTCTGTCTCCGAGTCCGGCACTGCTGGCCTCAGCGACGGCGATGTTACTTTGACGTTCGACGGCACGTCCGTGGACGACAAGGACTGGCTGCCCACCATCGTCAATGGTGCGGCCCTGACCGGCGTCACCGTAAGCAGCCTCAGCACGCTTGGTCTCCAGAGCGTTTCGTTGAACTCGGACAATGCCGACCTCGTGCCGGTAGGTGCCCGCTTCACGATCGCGACTGAGTCCGGGACTCCGATCCACACTGTGACAGCCCGCGACAATAACTCAGACTCCGGGGCTACCCTCCGGGTGGCGATCACCCCGGCTATCGCCTCGGCTGTCGCAGACACCGACGCGATCACCTTCCTGCCACAACGGCTGGAGATCAACATCGGTGAGGGCGACTTGTCCTGGACAGAGGCTCGCGAGTTCATTTATGACCTCGACCGTGACCAACTGGACACCGTCCGACAGGGTCAAGAGCAGCCGCTCGAAATCGACCTTGCGTTCATCTTCAATTACGTCACGACCGAGAGCGGACAGGAGATCACTCCTGTTGACGCTCTGAAGCGTATCGGTGAGGCCAGCGAATGGGTTTCCTCTTCGAGTGACCTCTGTGAACCTTACGCTGTGGACGTTTACGTGGTCCACTGCGTGCCGTGCGGAACCGACCAGGATCAGGACTTCCTGTTCCAGGACTTCCGTTACGAATCCCTTGAGTACAGCATCCAAGACGCCTCAATCGCCGTCTCCGGACGTTGCAATGCCACGGATGTGGTGACCACCCGGTCTAACATGACCGAGTGTGCGTAACCTACGGTAGGTGCTAACCTAGATACTGCCACAATCTGGGTCAAGCAAATCCGGCTTGTTTTTGATACATGTATCCCTAACCTTCAACGGAGAATTAGGATGGCAAGAATCCAACTCCGAGACACGACGATCTACTTGCAGGACGGGCTGTCCGGCACTGGGGCAATCGACACTGACACGAGCCCCTCTGACTTGACCGGCGAAACCGACCTGGACGTAACATCGATCGTTCTCAATTCCGACGACCCGGACTTGGTTCCTGTTGGGGCTCGGTTCACGATTGCTGGTGAGACTGGCTCGCCCGTCCACACAGTAACCGCCCGGACTCCCGCTGCGACAAGCCCGACGACCAACATCGAGTTCACGCCCGCTGTTGCGTCAGATGTGTCCGACACCGCAGTCCTGACCTTCCTGCCTCAACGGCTCGAAATCAAGATCGGTGAAGGCGACCTTTCCTGGACCGAAGCCCGCGAGTTCATCTACGACCTCGACCGGGATCAGCTTGACACCGTCCGACAGGGTCAAGAGCAACCCCTCGAAATCGACTTGGCGTTCATCTTCGATTACGTCACGACTGAGAGTGGGCAGGCTATTACCCCCGTGGATGCCCTCAAGCGTGTCGGTGAAGCCACTGAATGGGTCTCGTCTTCGTCTGACCTGTGCGAGCCTTACGCCGTGGACATTTACGTGATCCACTGCGTGCCGTGTGGCACCGACAAGGACCAGGACTTCCTGTTCCAGGACTTCCGTTACGAGAGTCTTGAATACTCGATTCAAGACGCCTCGATCGCAGTCTCAGGCCGCTGCAATGCGACCGACATGGTTACCACTCGTGACGACTTCACCGAGTGTGCCTAGTAGTTTTGCCTAGGGTAAGGGGCGGACTTCCCGCCCCTGCCCATAACCTTTGAGAGGGTATCAAACATGAAAATCAACGGAGTTGAAGTTTCTGGTCCTTCCGAGGAAGTGCTTGTGCTACCTCGATTGGACGGCAACGATCTTGTATTCCGGGCTCAGGCTGTCATGAGTACAGAAGAGTTCCAGAAGAAGGTCCCAGAGCCGAAGCCGAACGCCCGGCTGGTAGCAGGGGGGAAATGGGAAAAGTCTCTCGACGATCCCGCCTTCCAGGAAGCTGCGAGAAAGTATGGCGAACTTCGGTACGCTTACTACGTGCTGAAGTCTCTTGAGCCCAGCAATATCGAATGGGACACTGTTGATCTCGACAAGCCCTCGACCTGGGCGAACTGGAGCGAAGACCTTCGGAACGCCGGTCTGAATGAGACCGAGGTCAACCGCGTCTCTCTGTGCGTTGCCAGAGCGAACAGTTTGGACGAGACCAAACTGGAAGCGGCACGCGAGTCTTTCTTGCGTGGTCTGGTGAGGGCGTCCGAAAAATCCTCTGGCCTAAGTTCAGAACTCAAGAGTACGCCGTCTGGCGAGGGTGCGAACGGCTAGGCATCAGACCTCCGGGAGTCAAGGACGCCTGGGACGATTGTGACGTGTGGACACAGTCGAAGATTCTAGCGTATGATCAAGTTCGGGGATACGAAGAGAATCCCCCGATGAAAGAAAAGAAGGCACCTCCCCCACCCGCTCGAAAGCCAAGGCGGCGACGATGAAATGGACTACGAAATTCACGACCGTCGATATCGACATGGGGAAGTACAAGAGAGCCCTCGACGATTATATGCAAGAGACAATCAAGGACGCGGCCAAGTCCTGGCTGAGAACCGTCCTTGTTATCATACCGACTTGGTCCAGAGCCTCAAGGGCAACCTTTGAGGCTCTGGCCAACGAGGTTGGCTTCAACGTCACGTATGGTCCACAAAGGTCCCGCAAGGATCGGTTGCTGCTCGGTATGCAATCTGGTGACGGTGGGTTGAAGATCAAGAAGAACCAAAGTTATCGTTTCTTCTACACGACGAGTCTGAGGTATCTGATCTACAACGAGTACAACAAGGCTGTGCCGGGTCCGCCACCTCAGCCATACACGGAATTGATCCACGATACTCCGTACAAGTTTCAGGATGCAGGCGAAAAGGATTTCAGAAGCTACGCGGAGAACTATGTCAAGTTGCCAAACCCGCTTGACTATCAGACAAGGAAAAAACTCTAATGGCAGACATCGTCCAGGAAATTGGTTTTGAAACCAGTCAAGCCGTTGCTAGCCTCAATGCTTTGAACGCTGCTCTCAAGGGTGTCAACACCCGGATGCTCACGTTCAATAAGCGGGTTGCTTCGACTCAGGCTGCAAATATGCAGAAGTCCCTTGACGGTATAGCCAGCAGTGCAAACAAAGCACAGCAGAACCTTGGTGACGCCAACCAAGCCATGAAGAAGACTGAGCAAGGTGCTCAGAAGGTCACGGTTGCATTCAGTGGTTTGGCCAAGGCACTCGTGGCACGCGAAGCAGTCCAACTTCTCAATCGAATCAAGACTGCCATTCTTGAATCCGCCGATGCGGCAGCCGAGTTCGAGATTGCCATCGCTCGAATCAGCAACATCGCCAAAGGCCCAGGCAGCACAATCGATCAACTGTCTGAGAGCCTGTCCAACCTATCCATCGAACTCGGTCGCCCAGCAGAGGAAGTCAACGAGGCGGCGTGGGAAGCGTTGCAGAACGATCTCGGCACGACCCGCGAGACGATGGAACTGATGAAGGGTGCGGCGGGAGACCTCGCTCTTATCACCGGTGGAACTCTGACCCAATCCATCAACGCCCTGTCGTCTGTCTTGAAGGCTTACGACATGGATATCTCCGAGGCTGCGAACGTCACAGACATCTTCTTCGCGGCGATCGACAAAGGTCGTATCACCCTGGAAGAGTTGGAGAGTAGTCTCGGTAAGATCACACCTCTGGCGGCTCGACTCGATATTGACTTCGAGAACGTCGCTGCCGCCATGGCTGCCATCACTCAGCAGGGTACTACTGCTGCGGTAGCTAACACCCAGTTGCGATCCATCTTCCAGAAGTTGATTCGTCCGACCGAGGAACTTCAGAAGGCGTTCAACAAGCTGGGTGTCAACACTTTCAATGAGTTGATCTCCCGCTCTGGCAATCTACAAGTCGCTTTGGAGCAAATCGCCGGGGCTCTCGGCAACAATGATGCAGCGATCGCGAAGGCATTCGGTCGGCTGCGTGGTCAGTTGGGTGTGTTCAACTTGCTGGCCAACGAAGGCAAAATCTTCACCGACACTCTGGAGGCTGTCTCCGAAGCAGCGGGCTCCGCTGCCGAAGCAGCCGCCAACATCCGGGACACAGACGCTTTCCAGGCCAGAGTCCAAGCTGAAGAGTTCAACAAGACTCTGCGAGAGATCGGTGAGACCGTCTTGCAGGTCAAGACCCAACTCATTGCATTCGCCAACGACTGGTTGCCATCCGGCAAGTCTATTGCCGATGTTCTTCAGACTATCCTGCAATTTGCCTTGGCTCTCGGCGGGGCCGCAGTCATTGGGTCTCTGACAACTTTCGGTGGCTCTCTGGCTGCCGCACTGGCCCCGCTCGCCCCGTTCCTTGCAGCCGGTGTGATTGGGTTCGCAATCGGTGAAGCAATCGACGCCCTGTTCCAGACGACCAGTGAGAAGCTGGATGCCATCGCGGAGAAGGTGAAGAACACCGAGGAAGCCATCGCCAAGTCGTCAGAGGATGCACTGAAGCAGAGTAACCTCGAAATCGAGCGTCTATACAACCAGCGTGGAGAGGCTGCCGACAAGTACGTATCTGGCCTGTCCGCCGCCTTCGAGAAAGAGACTCAGGTAATCCGCAATGCCGCCAAGCAGGCGGACGATTTGCTCAGTGCCAATATCAGTGACTTCCAGACCGGACTCGACAAAGTCTTTGACAGCATCGAGAGCCAGATGAAGAGGGTCGAGGCCGACCTAGATCGTGCCCGTGGAAGGGCTTACGACGCGAGGCAAGCCCTGGAAGACTTCCAGTTCGACAAGGGTGGGCGGAACCTATCCGCCGCCCAGAATTTCGACCGGGCACTCAGCCGAGCCAAGGAAACCGGACGCGATCTGGCACGAGAACTCAGCAAGGCCAAGACAGACCCTCAGGCTGCCGAGACTGCCGACAAGCTAGCCGACCGGTTGCAAGATCAGGCACAAGCCCTCAGGCAGCAAGCCAGCCAGACAGACAATGTTGTAAAGAAGCGGGAAGCTATCGCTGAGGCCGATAGGCTCGAAGAGAAAGCCTTGAAGGCTAAGGTAGCCCTCGCTGATCGTGAAGTGAGTGCCCTCACGAGGAAGGAGCAAGTCACCGAGTCCATCTACAACAAGAACAAGTTGATCAAGGAGGAACTGAATACTCAACTTGAACTATTGAAGGAGCAGTTGTCGATCCTTGACGAGCAAGGAAAGATCAAGACTCCAACCCAGATGCAGGAGGACCGTAAGGGAGCCGAACAGACGTTCGAGAATATCCGGGACCTGGGCGGAGAATTTTCTGCTGGCCTATTCGATACGTTTGGCGAAACCAAGAATCTTGATAAACTGGCGAATGCCCTCGACAGAGGTCTAGCACAGGCACAGGTCGATTGGACCAACGTGCTCACTCAACTCGAAGCCAAGCTACAACAGAAAGAGTTCAAAATCTTCGTCGATCTCGAACTCGATACCACAGGCTTGGATGAAGCAGTGGCACAGCGTGTCGAGGCAGCCGCAGAACGTGGCGGAGTCAACCCTGTTCAGCGATACGAGGAACAACGCAAAGAGATCGCGGAGATGCTGAAGGAGGACGCATCTGTCAGGCAGGAACTCAAGGATGCCATGTTCAAATTCATGACTGCCGATGAGGCTATGGTCGAGTCCCTTCGGGTGGCAATTCAGAAGCGTGGCTTCTCCGATGTAGCCGCCATGAAGAGTGTGCTCGAATCATTCGACGCGATGCGGGCTAAGCTGCAAGACCCTGCTCTGACAGGGGAGCAGGTAGGTGTCATCGAGTCTCAGATCATGAATCTGAAGAGTACGATCGATGGGCTGTTTGCTACCGACCAGATCACGGGCAATGTTGCTGACGCATTCACCCAGGCTTTGGAGAATGCACAGAAGGCTGTGGATGCCAAGAAGATTCAAGTCAGCATTGAGCCTGTGATTCCAGACGCAGCACTCGGCACGATGAAGGATCAAGTGGCTGGGATAAAGGTCGAGGCACAGCCCTTCCTGGATGTGGAAACTGCCGTCAAGAATACCGCTACCAGTGCTCAGAGTGCTGCCACTGGGACCGGCAACATGAAGTCCAAAATTGAAGGCTCGATTGGGCCAGCTACCAGATTGGCCAATGAGTTGGAGCGTGCAGCAGCCGCAGCAGCCGCAGCAGCCGCAGCACAATCACAAGCCATGATGTACTTCGCAGAGGGCGGCACCGTGCGTGGTGCCGACACTCAGCCCGCCATGCTGGCAAAGGACGAGTTTGTGGTGAATGCCAGAAGCAGTCGCCAGTTCTTCAGTCAGTTGCAAGCCATCAACTCTGGACAGACTCCAATCTACCGTGAGGAAGGCGGCAGTGTAACCAACTTCGGGGACATCAACGTGAACGTAACCGGTGGGGCGGGAAGCGAGTCACCCGACCGACTCGGTCAACAAATCGCAAACTCGCTACGGCGAGAACTTCGCCGTAAAACTTCGGCCCTCTAATGGGGCATACTACAGGAGAATCTTATGAAAGGTTCAGCATTGGGCCTCAAGGGCCACTTCCGAGTCGAACATTATAACAAGGACGGCAAGTTGCTCGCAACGTACCGATTCCCGAACGGAATCGTGGACGTTGGGCTCAACATGATCCTTGACGTGATGTTTGATGGTGGTTCGCAGTCAACAACGTGGTACATCGGGTTGGTGGACAACTCTGGGTGGACCGCGTTTGCGAACGCAGACACAATGGCTTCGCACGCCGGATGGTCAGAGAGCACCGCGTACACCGAAACCGCACGTCCGGAGTGGACTGCCGGTACGCCCTCGTCTCGGTCCATCACCAACTCTTCAACGGTTGACTTCTCGATCAATGCGAGCGTCACCCTCAAGGGTATCTTCATTGTCGATAACGCCACCAAGAGTGGCACCAGCGGAACGCTCTGGAGCACCGCTGCGTTTGCTTCGACCGTGTCGGCCAACTCTGGCGATACGCTGAAGATCACCTACACCGTCTCTGGGTAATCACCCTCTCGGCTGGGGTTGCCCCTTCGGGGGCAGCCCTGGTTATTCTGATAGGAACTCTCCTATGGCTTTGCTTTTCTTTGAAGGCTTCGAGACTGTTGGCACGGAAACCGGCCTAGCGTATCAGGGCACCACTCGTCCCAGAATTGACATGAGATGGTACTCGACCTACGCTTCTCCTACTCCAGCCACACAGTCCTTCTTTCTGATTGACGACCGTCATTCAGAAGGTTATGCCATTCAGATGGGGCAGGCGGCAGGCAGCACAGGAAACTACTTGCAGTGGGAAGTTCCCTCAGCATACCGATCGACGGGAACGGCGGCAGCGGAATTTGTGGTCGGAATGTGGGTCCATGTTCCAAGCACTTCCAGGACATTCTCATTCTTGACGGCTTACTCTCAGAGTGGCGGGGCACCGGACGACCATATCTTGTTCCGAGTTGTGAACTCACAGGATATCGATTGCCGATTCGGGTATGGTGCATACATCTCCCTTGGTTCAGCATCCAGCGTATTCACTGCCGGAAGCTGGCACCATGTCGAAGTCAAGTTCAAAATTGGAAACTCTCCGTACGGATACATTCAGGCGAAGGTGGATGGAGCCACTGTCTTTACCAGTGCCAGCATTGATACCCAGGACTTCTGGGGCGATGTGCGGTGGTTCCGGTTGTTGAATACAACCAACAGCACCGGTAATGACTACGTTGCCTACGACGACATCTACATCCTAGTAACCAGCGGCTCGACGCCAACCGACTATCTTGGCCCGAATGCCAGAGTGTACTCGATGCCGCCGGACGGCGACTCGACACCGCTACAATGGACTCCTAGCTCTGGCACTGTTCACTATGCTCTGATAGACGAGAACGGTGCAGACTCGGCGGACTACGTGGAGACTTCCACGAACGGGTATGAAGAGATGTTCACGCTCGGCTCCCCGGCTGACACTGGAACCGTCCACGGAGTCAAGATCGAGGCTGAAGCAATCGACACCTCTGCCGGGGCCAACAACATGGATGTACGAATCACTTCGGGCTCGACAACCCAGGAGACCAACTGGAACGTGACCAGCACGACGGCTTATGACGTGTTTGTCCATTATGAGGGAGACACTGATCCAGACACAAGTTCCGCCTGGACCACGTCCGGAATAAATGCTCTGAAAGCTGGCGTCCAGTTCAACACGTAGGAATCAGCCATGTCGATCATCTATTTTGAAGGTTTTGAAACAGTTGGAACAGAGATTGGGCTTGCGTATCAGGCGACGACGCGACCGAGGATCGATCTCCGATTCGACGCTACCAGTTACGGCGGGATTCCTTCAACTGATTCGTTCTATCTGATCGATGATGACTACAGTGAGGGTTACGCAATCAACATGGGCCAGAACGGTGCTTTCAGTAGCGGCAACTATCTGGAAATGACGCCTTCTCAGGTTCAACAGGGTGCTCCTGGCCCAAGCACACCTACTGTAATCGTTGGGTTCAGAGTTCACGTAGCCTCTCTTGCTAGAACGTGCTCCATCTTTTACGTCCGTGGCAGGTACGGTCCAACAGGCACAGACCGGCAATTCGAGATTGCCTACGTCAACAGTGTAGACCTAAAACTGTCTTTTGGGTCAGGTATCACCACCAGAGAAACGACTGTGACTGGTGTATTCTCGCCCGGCAACTGGCACTACGTTGAGGTCAAGTTCAAGTGTGCCGAGTCTGCTGACGGCGGGATGGTTCAGATCAAAGTTGACGGCACAACTGTTCTGACTCAAGACCCGCAGGACATGAACAACAACTGTAGCGTTGAGGCTTACGAATGGTTCCGCTGGCACAATGCTTCTCACAGTGCTGCATCTGGTGACTTTACTGGTTACGACGATATCTACATCCTCGACGCCGACACCTCACCACACACAACTTATCTTGGGCCATGCCGGGTCCGCTCTCTGCCTCCCAGCAGCGACCACTTAGCGGAATGGAGTGGGACAGGACCACCGAACTATGCTGAGGTTGGAGAGAATGGTGCCGATGATACCGATTACATCGAAACGGATGTTGACAATGCCACCGACATTTACAATGTAACCGATACAGTCGAACCAGATGCCATCTATGCTGTCAAGCTAGAAGCCGAAGCGAAGAACACGACTGTCGGCACTCCCTCACTAGAATTTCAACTCAAGTCCGGTGCCTCGACTGAGACAGCGAAAGAGACTGTTGATAACGCATCTTACGAATTGTTCACTCATTACAATGAGGCCGACCCGGCTACTGGTAGTGACTGGACTAATACTGCGATCGACGCCATGAGAGCCGGTTTGCGTTTTGACAACGAGATCGGATAACGAGAGGTTCACATAATGGCAATCCGTGTTTCCAATGTTACTGCCCAAGTCTTGCTCACTCCCACCGGCATTGCCAAGAGTGTGAGCGACGTGATCAGCTTCTACCAAGAGGCTGAACGCCGAGCGATCAGAGTCTCGAACTTCACAATTCAGATTTTGCAACTTGAGGCGGGCGTCTTTGGGAATGCTTCGAGTGCCATCTCATTCAGCGACGTTGCATTGAACTTCCTAGCGATCGATGACAGGAAGCCGATATTCGACACCCTTACGTTCACCGACTCGGTCACGTCTCCCAACTGGCCTCAGTTAGAAGACGAGATTGTATTCACGCAGCAAGCTCGTTCGAGTATCTGGAATCTCAACCTCCGCGATATTCTGGGCCTGCATGATACAGTCCCAGGATACTGTTGGGGAGCACCATGGACCCCGATTGAAATAGAAGACGATCTGGGGTTGACCCAATGGGCATCGGCTATTCCACCGCAGACGCTCTCCGACACAATCTCATTCGTTCAGATTGTAGAGTGGACCAAGATCAATGAAGTACAGTTCATCGACTTTGAACAGGAAGTCGAAGTTGGGCTAGGGCATGGGGCCTCCAGCACGATCACATTTACTCACGGTATTTCTACCGCGTGTGACTTCCTTCGCACAGTAGCTCATGCCAACTTCATCCGGCATGCTATGACGTACTACATCGACAATGGTTGCAACCGGAAGTCCTACGCCAGATTCGTCGGGGACGGGGTGGCAGAAGGGCTCGACGAGCAGCGATTGACGTGGGACGCCAACATGGCTCTGGAGTCTCTGAGTGGTGATCTGCTGGTTCTCAGGAATCCAGAGACCGATGACCACGACCGTCTGGGCTTCGGGAGAATCAACCGAGAGTCTCGCGGTGGGGAGTTGAATGTCTACGGCGACCCGGCATGGGCGAAGGTAAACACATTGCTGTTTACCATAGTTGCCTTGAGTGATGGGAAGACTTGTCCAGATGTGATCAACGATACTCTCGACTTCTTCCAGACCTACCTGGGTCAGGAAATCTACCTACACGACTGGACAGGAACTTCTTGGCGTGGGGTCGTCACGACACCTAACGACAAGGTAGTCGAAGACAGCGAGGGGTACTGGACCCTCACCTTCGAGTTCGAGGGAGTTGAGGAACCGGGCTCGGTCCCACAATCTTCCATGACGTTCAGCCATTCCCTGGACTTCACAGCCATTTGGGCTCGGAGCCTGTCACACGATCTAGGCTTGACAGACGTAGGGCATGCCGGTGGCGATATCTACCTGACTGCCAGCAATACGCTCGTCCTGGAGCAAGAGGTGAGTGGCATCCAGGAGATTACAGTCCTGTACGACGACCTCGCGGGTGGATCGGCTGTGGACCTCCACGGGACCTCCCCGACGACCGGGACGAGCACATGGTCTGCCCACCAGGAATACCAGGACGACGGCACCATGGCCAACCCAGCCAACGCCGGGGCCTATTACCCGATCTCGCCGGTCAGCGATACGGTCTACGAACTCACCATCCAGGCGGCTGCCGTGGCTTCCTACGAAGACGGTTACGCCTGCATCTGGGGCTTCTTCGAGGGCGTGACTCCGAGCGATCTGCTCCAAGGCCCAACAGTCAACGGAAACCTGAATCCGACGTGTGCCAAGGCTGTCCATCTCATGCGTGAGGTCGCAGGAGGGACGCGGAACAACGCCTACCGCCGAGGCTCCGAGAGCGACGGGGCGGCGGACACCATCCAGTGGACCGATGCCACGCTGCGGGCGAGCCCCGACGCTGTGCTCGACCTAAGGATCGTCCTGGACACGACCGGAGACACCTGGACGGCGACGTGGTATGCCAAGAGCGTCATCAGCGGCACCTACACCCAGGTCGGCCCGGAGACCAATCTGCTGAGTGACAACATCGGAGCCGTGGGCTTCGCATGCGACTCGCTTCTGGTAGAACTGTCAACCGATTACATCACACTGTTGGAATTGAGGCCCATCTAATGTCATTCGTCATCCAGGGTCCGTATCCCGAAATGAAAACCACTTTGCTGCTGCCATCCCCTGAGATCGGCAACAACAAAGGCAACGCCAGTACGGTGCAGACGATTCGTGCCGTGGACGGGACGCTCTACACTTACATCAAGTCCAAGCGTGCCAGACAGGTCTTCAACTGGGACTTTCTGACATCCAGGGACAAGTTCCTGGAAGCCAAGGAGTTCGTTCGTGAGTACGAAGGTGGTCTGGTCAAGGTCACTGACCACAGAGGCACATCCAAGGTTGGGTACATCATCATCAACCCTCTGGAGGGAGCAGGTGCCGGGCGTGCGGGTGGTTGGGGAGATATCGAAGAGGCTGTCAGCTTCGCAATCGAGTTTGAAGAGAGGGTATGATGAGAACTTTTTCTACCGCAATCCAGGCGGAAATCGATAAGCAGTTTGCCGGTGAGCCGATGGTGCTCATTGAGGTTGAGTGGGTGAGTGGCACTCCTATCGCCTACACCGACCGCAAGCTGAATGGTGAGGACTATCCGTATCCGTATCTGCTAGCGATCACCCCCTTCGACACGACGCAGATTGTCTCAGGTGGCTCGGACACTCAGCAGACTACGATTACGCTGAACGACATCGACGGGTCGATGCGATCACTAATCGACGAGCAGGACATACACCTGAATCCGGTCCGCGTGTACCTGACGTTCCAGGGTCTCCCTCTGGCAGAGAAAGCCTTGATGTTCGAGGGCGTCATCAACTCCCCAATCATTTGGGACGAGGGCGGGCGAACTCTGACATTCGATGTGCTCAGCAAGATAGAGTCCCTGGAAGCCGGGTTCGCAATGGAAGACGGTGACTTTCCGTACATTGACCCAAGCGACCGCAATAAGCCATGGCCGCTAGTCTTCGGGAAGGTGTGCAACATGGAAGCAGTCCAGGTTCGTGGGCTGAGGAAGGGATTCCTGGGAGAGGGCGTTGGCGTCATGGACCCGACAATCGAGGAACGCCTATGCCAAGCCTACAAGTTGAAGTGCCCCACTGTCACGGCAGCAACCAGTGCAGATGGTGGAGTTGGTAGCAGCAGTGGAACTTATGGCTTCGTCAATGTCCGCAGCGGCAAAGAAGACCTGCAATGCAAGAAGCGGCGATTCGACAAAATCTGCGAGATTCTAACAGAGAAGTATCAACAGCAGAAATACGTCAAGAGCAG